GTAATAACAAGTATACTTATCAACTTAGCCATACAACTAATGCTCAACTATCAGTATCAGAAATTAGTCATATCATTCAACTAAGTTATGATATGTCTAATGACTACACAGCATTGGCTAACAGTTTGTTAGACAAACAGGCTAGCCACGAGCATGCCAAAAATTATTTCAAAAAAGTATTTCCTTTACCTACCAAGATAGAGGAAGCACCATATCATCTGCTATCAACAGGTGAGAAGAAACAATTTAATAATGCAATCAATGCTAGAACAAAAGCATTTGATATATACTCAGCCTCACCTACGCAAGAGAACATACGAAACACAGAGTTTGGTATGTGGCACGCAGTTATAGAGTGGGCTGACTACAATGCTAAAGGCAAGAACCTTGCAGTTAGAACAATGGCTGGTCTTAATGATGGTATTAAAACCAGAGCGTTAGAATTGTTAAGTGCATAATGGATGATATAGAATTTGACATTAATCAAATAAAATTATCACCATTACCAACACGAAATTATGCAAAAGCAAAATATGATTCAGTTCATAAACTTATTGCTAATCATCGTGAGGAATTTGTAGAAATTTTTACAGCAGAAAAAATGAAATATGGTATTAAAAGTAGACCTAGAGGTGCTGCTGAAAAGATTGCAAAGTTAGAGCAAATTATTGCTCAACTAAAATTACAACACAATATAGAACCACAAAAGGAGATAAACAATGACAATGTATTACAGTGAGGTAGATGGCACAGAACCAACTATTTCTATTTCAGTAAAAGATACTAAGTATACTTTTACAAATGAGTCACTTATCAGATTGATAGAAGACAAAGAAATGTATAAAGCAGAGTGCTTACAAGTTGAACGTAAACTTAAGAGTGCTCGGTTTGATGTAAAAGAATTCTTTCAATCTAGATATGAAGTTGACAATTTTGAAATTGTAGCAGAAGTAGATGATGTTAATGAGTTACTCAAGCAAATAGGAAGTGAAGCATTAAGTCACTCTTGGTCAGCCACAGTAACTATTACAGCCACAGTTACAGGCATAGAGGCATCTAATCCAAATGATGTTGAAAGCATAATCAGCGACAACATACAGTTGAATTTGACCTGTGATGGCGACATATGGGTAGATGATGTCAGCGTAGATTCGGTAGACCCTGAAGCCTAGTATGTGATATACTAATCTTGAGCAGCCCTGGTTTTGGCTATCTCCTTTCTCAGGGCTACTCATAAAGGAGAACATGGCAAAAGTAGAAATAGATAGAGATAGGTACGGCAGACCATTAGTGGTGCCACCCAAAGGTGGCAAGCCAGTGGCGTATACACGAGCAACTACAATTGCTAACTCTCTTGATGATGCATCAGCATTAACCGCATGGAAAATGCGGATGGCAGCAATTGGATTAACCACACGACCAGACATATTATTGTCTATTAATGCAGCACAAGAAGATAAATTAGCAGTAAACTCCCTAATTGAAGATGCTATGGAAGTAGCAGGTGCAAACAAAGCAGCCAACATAGGAACTGCAATACATGCATTTGCAGAAAAATTAGATTTAGGTCAAGAGTTAGGTGTTATTTTACCTGAATGGTTACCTGACCTAAAAGCATATGAAGAAACAACTAAAATTCTCAACAAAAAATATGTAGAACAATTTGTTGTGTTAGACAAATATAAAATTGCTGGCACACCAGATAGACTTGTTGAGTATAACGGCGAGTTATTTATTGCAGATATAAAGACTGGTCGCATAGACCATTCAAATAATATTGCAATACAGTTAGCAATTTATGCTAACGGCTTGCCGTATGATGTAGCCACGGCAAGCCGTGGCACATGGGGCGAAGTAAACAAAGAAAAAGCAATCATTATTCATCTACCTGCAGGAACAGGCATTTGTAAATTAATGTGGATAGATATTAAAGAAGGCTTTAAAGGTTTACAATTAGCCATGAAAGCAAGAAAGTGGCGAGACCAGAAGGGTTTAGCCACTACATTTGAATAGGAGAAAAATGAGTAGCACAGAAGCACCAATCAGTATCAACTTAAAAACTGCAACAGGCACACTTATTACTCTGCGTGCAGAAACACCAGAGAAATTTGCAGATATGATTGCACATGGAATACATACAATCGTTGATGCAGTAACAGAAATAGAACTAGCAGTCAAAGGTACATCGGCAACCAAACCAATGTCAGTTGCAGATATTGCTTCTAGTTTTAACGCAAATATTGCACCCACACAACCAGGCGGAGAAGAAACAGTTGAAGATAAGTGGGGCAATACCTGGGTATACAACAAGTCAGGTGCACCATCATGTGAACGGGGCGTGATGGTACTAAAGCATGGCAAAGCACAGGCAACTGGTAAGCCATACAAAGCATTCTATGACCCAGCAGCAGGTCCAAGATGGACAGGCCCAAGAATCCCAGTAGAGGAACGTAGTAAAACAATTTACGTTTAAAACATAATGATAAATAGGGGCTGTGCCGTGGTGTCAGCCCCTATTTACATAAAAGGAGAATATGAAAACATTAGTTAGAAGTGTTAGTAATACTAACGTAGGTGGCGAACCGTTACCTGCAGTGTTTAAAGTATTTGAAAACGCAGGAATTATATTACGTAGAGCAGAGGTAACAGTTATTGCAGGCACTCCAGGTGCAGGCAAATCATCAATAGCCTTAGCAATTGCGGCTAAAAATAAAGTTCCCACTCTTTACTTTAGTGCGGATACTAATGCTCATACAATGGCAATGAGATTGATTGCTATGACTGGTAATATAAGCCAACAACAAGCAGAATTATTAATTAAACGCCAGCCAGAAAAAGCCAAAGAAGTATTGGCTGCAAGTAATCATTTGTTCTGGTGTTTTGAATCCACCCCAACCCTAAAAGATTTAGATGAAGAGGTGTCTGCATTTGAAACAATATGGGGCAAAAGTCCAGCACTTATAGTTGTAGATAACCTAATGGATATAGCAATGGATGGACACGATGAGTTTGGTGGTATGCGTGCAGCCATGAAAGAACTAAAGTATTTGGCTAGGGATACTAACGCAGCACTACTTGTATTGCATCATACCAAAGAAGGATATGAGGGTAATCCTTGTCAACCAAGGTCATCTGTTCAAGGATTAGTTAATCAGATACCCGCAATGGTATTAACCATTGGTCAGATGAAGCAAGCAGATATGAATTATCTATGCGTAGCAGCAGTCAAAAATCGCTATGGCAAGGCTGACCAAACAGGTAACAATTATGTTACCTTAGCATTCAACCCAGAATCTATGTATCTAGATGACAATATGATTCGTTACTTACAACAACAGGAGTCAGGATGAGCAATCCACGCAAGGCTAAAGGTTCCAAAGCAGAGGCAGATGTAGTTAAATGGTTAAAGCAATGGTATCCCTATGCAGAGCGTAGGATTGCAGGTTCTCAATTAGATAAAGGTGATATAGCAGGAGTTAACGGTGTAGTTATAGAAGTAAAAAACCATTATCGTTTAGATTTATCTGCATGGATAAAAGAATTAGAAATAGAAATTAAAAATGATAATGCGTGGACAGGTGTAGTAATACACAAACGAATAGGTAAAGGAGATGTGGGAGAATGGTATGCAACAATGCCAGCAAAAATATGGATAGAATTAATTAGGAAAATCAATGGACAAACATGATATTTCTGGTTATCTAAAACACGTAGGCGCCACCCTGCCAAGTATTGGGCATGGTTGGCGCAAAATGAAATGCCCATTTCATGATGACAAACATGCATCAGCAGCCATTAACTATGATGAAAATAGATTTAAATGTTTTGGTTGCGGAGCATCAGGCGATGTTTATGATTTAATTATGTTTAAGGAAGGAGGAAGTTATCTTGAGGCTATCAAATTCGCAGAGAGCATATCTCTTACAGGCAACAAACCAGTACGCAAAGTATCTTCATTTGGCAGAAGAATATTTACTAACTCGACATCTATCGGTAGAAGAGGCAGAGAAATTTAGTTTAGGTGTTGTAGCAGAACCATTGCCAGGTCATGAGGCTTACAAAGGCAGACTATCAATCCCATACATAACGCCATCAGGTGTTGTTGATATTAGATTTAGAAGTATAAACAATCAAGATGAAGCAAAATATATGGGTGTACCTGGCGCAAAAACTACTATGTTCAATGCACAGATAGTTTTAACAGCAGGTAGTTATATATGCGTAACCGAAGGTGAGATTGATACAATAGTATTATCAGTTAAAACTGGACACCCATCAGTTGGCATACCTGGTGTTAATAATTGGAGACAATACTATACAAAAATATTAGATGACTTTGAAACAGTAATTGTTTTGGCAGATGGTGATAGTCCTGGTTTAGAGTTTGGCAAAAGATTAAGCAGAGAATTACATAATGTTAATCTATTGCAAATGCCAGAAGGTCATGATGTTAATAGTATAATTGTTCAACAAGGAAAGGAATGGATAGATGAACGAATCAAAAAATGTTTGGGCAAGTGATGAAGATTTTTGGGAATTTGTTGAGAATAACAAACAGTTAGTTGGTTTACCAGTATCAGATAAACAAGGACTAGATATTCTTAACGCACTTAAAGATATTTATTTTACAATAAAAAAGAAACCAGAAGATGCAATGCGTATGCTAACACTGTTAGGTATAGTTATATATGCCAGCAGCATAGGCGAAGGTAAAGAGTTTACAGATGAAATAAAAGTTTTATCTGCAATGGAAAATTTTGAAACAAGTATGAAGGAGATATTAAATGAAAAACCCAGGTGATATAGACACAATTACAAATCAATTAACAGCCATCTTGTTAAAAAAACAACAAGACTATGGCCCATTGAATATAGCCCATGCCCCAGGTGGGGCAATGAATGGGCTAAGAGTTAGAATGCATGACAAACTAGCCAGATTAAATAATCTAATAGATAAAGGCAACAC